CGAGGAGGAAGTAGGTCTGCGTGGGGGGCTCGAAGGCGGCCTTGACAACGCTGAGGGCGTAGGCGTTGTAGCCGATGAGGCTGCCGTTGCAGAGCCATGTGCGGGATTGCTGGTATTGGTGCCAGTGGCCGAAGAGGTCGAGGTCGGCGCGGTTGGGGGATTTGTTCCAACTGGCGATGGCTTTTTCGGTGGGGATGGTGAGACCGCCGATGCCGCCTTGGTATTTGAGGCCGTCGCCGTGGTGGAATCTCAGGCGGCGGTCGAAGACGGACATGAAATTGAAGTAGCTGTCGGCGATTTGAAATTCGATCTGCTGGTCATCGATGAAGCGGCCTTCGAGGATTTTGTAGAGAAGCCACTCGTAAGAGTGCGCGGCACCTGTGGCGTGGCGGGGCTTGATGGTGGTGCGGCCGTGGTTGCCGTAGCTGGTGGGGATGAGGATTCGCTTGAAGTGGGGCTTGAGGGTGGCGAGGCCGTCGGCGAGGCGGTCTTGGAGCCAGAGGATGACTTGCGTGGGGGTTTTGCTGTTCGATTCGGCGAGTTCTTCGTGGATCATGCCGGTCATCAAATCGCCGCCGAGCCAGAGGATGAGGTCGTCGATCTTGGCACCGTGGCGCTCGATCTCCGTTAGGCGGGCGATGGTGGAGAAAAATTTCTCGATGCGAGTCTTGGCGATGGGCAGGCGGTATTCGTTGAGGCCGTTGACCGATGCCGCCTCAACCGTCTCCTCAACATGCCAATCGCTGGCAAGCGCGATGGCGACAGCTTCGGCCTTGTCGTTCATCGAGACCGAGAGCGGATGCGGGCGAATGCGTGTCTTGCCGAGCGAGAGCGCGATGCCGAGTTGCTTTTCCAGGCTTTCAACGCTGGCTTGGTATTGAGCGAGCTTGGCTTTGAGCGCATCGACTTCTGTCTTGTGGGCTTTGTCCGCTTGCTCGCGGGCTATGGAACTCCATGATGTTTTCATTATACTTCTTCCTCGGTGAGTAGGTAAGGGATTGTCTTCTGCCCGGCGCGGTCCATTTCGGAATAGACCAGGGAAATGAAAGACTCCCACTGGCTGGGGTAAATGGTCTGGCAGCCTTCGCTGCTGGTGGTGCGATAGCCGCCTTTGTGGATGTTGATGGCGATGCCCATGCTGTCGCCTTGGCCGTCACGGGTCACGGGGAGTTCTTCGGCGGGGTTCGCGGGGCGCAGGGCAGGATAGCCGCCGCCGGGCTTACTGAGGCCATGCTTGCCCTTGCGGTAGCGATGCACGCCAGGCTTTAGAACAGCGATGCCTTTGCGGCGGATCGAGGGATCGGTGTTGGCGTTAAAGGTCGCGTAGGCGTTTGGGGAGACGAGGAAAATAGCGTCGTCGTAGATGCCACGGTCGTTCTCGCCTGGGACTCCCATGCTGTCTCGGTAGTAGCCGCGAATGCCCACCAGCGCCACGGCATCATCCACGCGGGCCTTGGTGAGCAGGGCTTGCGTCTTGGATTTGGCTTGCTGTGGGCGGCTCGGGGGGAGCATGGGGAGTTTTAAGGATTAAGTTTTAAGTTTTAAGGCTCCCTCTGTGCTCTCTGTGTCCTCTGTGGTTATTTATCCTTGAGGGCTGGCACCTCGGGCAGCGTGTAGCTGAATTGCCCGTAGTCCGTCTGGAGCGAGATGCCCAGCGTGCTGCACCCGCTCAGAAGCAGGAGCGCACCGACAGCAAAGGCCGTCGCAATGAGGCCGGTCACGATCTGGGAGGGAGGGATCATTTCGTTTCCTTGCGGAAGACTTCGATGAGCGCGATGATTGCTGCCACGGCGGCCGCGATGGCGTTGACCTGGGCGGGGTCAACGGCGATGCCGCCGAGTCCGGCAAGGATGGCAAGGCCGCGAAAGGTGGAGGGCTCTTTGAGACGGGCGAGGAGGTTATTCATGGGGATGGTGGTTTTTGGTCCAGTTGCGGACGATGACTGCGAAGGACGCCAAGCCAACGGCACAGCCGATGAGCAGCGAGGCAATGCGCAGCCAGGCTTCTATCTCCGGGAGCAGCGACACCGTGAGCCCCGTCGCCGTAGCGACGAGGCCGGTGAAGGAAGCGGCGGCTTGGTGCGTGTCCATTGTTAGCTGAGGGCGGCGGCGAGCTGCGCTCCGGTGGTGGCCACGGTCGAGCATTGCGCGAGGCGTGTCGTCTCGAGCAGATCCGTCTTGGCTTTGATGGCCGAGATGTTCGCGCTTGGGATGTCTCCGGTCGCGGCTGGCGAGGCGGGGAGATTGTCGGTCTTCGATTTGATCCCTGCGAGCTGGGTCGAGTTGCTATCGAGTTCTTGGCGAATCTCGATGGCGGTCGGGCCGCTGGCGCTGGTGAGCGTGCGGGTGGCGTGGCTCCAGATGTCAGTTGGCGTGACTGATGCTGGGGCGTTGGTGAGCGTGTCCACGGTGCCGCCGGTTGTGGTGCGCGTGGCGGCGCTCCACACAGCATTTGCCACGCTGGCCGCGGTTGGCGCGCTGGTCGGTGCATTGTAGTCTGCCGATGCGAGGCGGCTGGAGATCGTGGCATCGAGGTTGATGAGCTTGCCGCCGGTGCGCTCAAGGTCCGCTCGGATCGCGGCGACGAGGGCGATCTGGTCAACATTGCTGTTTCCGATTGCGGCGACGATGGCGTTCAGAACGGCTTGTCCATCGCCTTCGTTGAGGATGGAGGCCTCGACGGCGGCGGCAATGGCCGAGCGTTCGGCGCTGGTGAGGCTGTAGCCTGTCTTGTCTGCGGCGGCCCATACTGCCGAGGCGATGTCTCCGGCTGTTGGTGGCGTGCTTGGCGCGGTGTATGCCGAACCGGCCAGCCTGCTCGACACGGAGGCGTCGAGATTGCTGAGTTCGGTCAGCTCTGTGCGGACGGCTGAGGCTACCGAGGCGGCGGTCGGGATCGAGAGGGCGGAGATGGCGGACTCGACGAGGCTTTGATCTGCGGGGTCGCTTGGGAGATTGTCTGTGGAGGCCTTGATGGCGGCGATGTCGGCGGTTGGTATGTCGCTGACGGCTGCAGGGCTTGCTGGCAAGTTGTCGGTTTTGGCCTTGATTGCCGAGATGTCCGAGTTCGCTGGGGCTGTGTAAGACGCCGAGGCCAAACGGCTCGACACGGAAGCATCGAGGTTGGCGAGCTTGGTGGAGTTGGAATCCATTTCCTCACGGATTTGGACAACCGTTGGGACGATTGGCGGGTTGGTGAGGGTATCGACCGTTCCGCCGGTGATGGTGCGGCTGGCCGCTCCCCACACGGCTGCGGCAACATCGCCCACGCTGAGTGCTGCCGTGCCAACGGTGGCATCAATAGGGACTCCGGTTGCCACCGTTGCAGGGCTAGGCACGGCGCAGGTGCCGGTCAACGCGCCGCTCGCGTAGCTCACGCCGAGGCGGACATTGCCGACCGCTGGCATTTCGCCTTGCGTTGCGTCCACAAGTATTTTTGCAGCGCCGGTATCGACCCAATTAAAAATCGCTTGGTTGAGCGAGTCCTTTTTGAGGCGGACGAATCCGGTGACGGGTGACATCCCGCGGAGGCCATATTCTAATTCGCGGACCTCGACTACTCCTGCATTCCCACTATTGGCAATGCCGGGAGCCGCAGTGAGACCGACCGAGCCTAAGCCAAATCCATTACCTACGGCGCGGGTGGCGGTGACAGACCCGCTGGACGCGTTTGTGACGCCAGGACCAGAGACACCGCCGGTTGCATTGCCGGTAATGGCAATAACTCCCCCAGCAGCATTATTTACGCCACTGCCACCTGATGCACTTCCGCCGGTTGCATTCCCGGTAATGTTGATCGTGCCACCGGCGGCGTTTTGCACAGCGGCACCGGTTGCTCCGAGGCAGTTGCCCGTGATGTTGATCGTGCCGGCACCGGCATTTTCAAGTGCATAGCCTGAAGCTCCGCCGCCGCCAGTAGCCGTGCCGACAAAATTGATTGTTCCCCCAGCGGTATTGCCAATCGCCCCGCCTACGCCGCCGACACGCACATCCCCCGTTGCGTTGCCGGTAAAATTCAGCGTGCCACTTCCAGTAAGGCTTACCGGGCGGTTGTTGCCACTCGTATTAACTGGCGAGGTCACATTGCCCACAATCGAGGCGGAAAGCGGTGCGTTAAATGTGCAGGTGACAACGGTCGCTCCGCCGATTACATTATTTTGCAAAATGTTGGCGGTCAGAGTCAAGCCAGCGGCGAGTGTAAATGTGCCGCCTGCTGTGGCACCCCCGAAAGTGTCGTTTCGCAGTTGGCCGGAGCCTCCGAGGTCGGTCGAGACATTGATGGCGATGGCAAAGGAGTTTGAGACGAGGACATCGCCACTGGCGAATGTGACCGCTGATGCCGTGCCGCCGGGCGCGGTCGCCCAGACATCGGTGGCGTTGATGTTTCCGGCTTTACGGGCGTAATAGGTAGCCATGACTTAAAGTCCTTTCGCGGTGATGTAGGCTTGGAGGGCGGATTGGATCGCGCTCACCGCTTGCTGGGTGGCTTCGTCTGCACCTGTGAGTGAACCAAGCGCGATGCCGATGGCGGCTTCGTCGGCGGTGATGACCTCGCCGTCTTCGATGCGGGTCGGGATGAGGCGCATGGCGACATTTGCGTCACTGGAGCCATCGCCGTTATACTTGCCGGTGATGGCGAGGTTGAGCGAGTAGCGGTCGTAGGATTTGCCGTCGATGGTGATGGGATTGGTTGCGATCATGGTGGTGTTGGATTTGAGGTTTAGGAAAATTGGAGGGAGGTTTTGTTCGACCACGCGCCGGTGGCGGATTGGGTGGCCGTGACCGACCCATCGGCATCGGTGGTGATGCGGGTGATCGTCCAGCCGGTGGAGGATTCGGCGGTGCCGGTGGGGGCGGTGCCGTAGTAGTGGTAGGGTTCTGCCCAAGCGGCGCGGGCGATGTTGGAACCGCCCTCGGTGAGGGGGACGGGGGACCATGCCTCGCCGTCGAAGACGAGGATGTCGCCCATCTCCGCCCCCTCGCCAGAGAGGCGAGAGGCCGGGATGGTGACGGGCATGACCTGCCAACGCGCTCCCGTCCACTTCCACTTCCGGGTGCCGGAAGTGAAGGTGTCGTTGACTGACGGGGTGGATGGAAACGCGAGGGCGGACATGGTTTTTTACTGCTTGTCGATTTCGACCCACGCTCCGTTGTAGGAGAGGTATTCGGTCATGTCGGTGGGGTCGATCCAGCGGAGGCCAGCGGTGTGGCTGGGGGCCGTGGTGCTGACGACATCTTTGATTTGCTTGCCGCTTTCGAGGGCGGAGATGTTCGACTGCGCGGTGGAGAGTCCGCCTTCCAAGGAGGAGGCGCGGCCTTCCAGCGAATCGATATCACCTTCGGCGCTGGTTACCCGACCGGCCAAAGTGCTGGCGGCGGATTCGGCGGCGTCGAGGTCGCTCTGGAGTGTGTCGATCTCGCCTTCCGCTGTGCCGAGACGGGTGTCGAGACCGGAAATGTCCGAGGCCAGATCGGCATCGGCGGCTTCCAGCGAGGAAACGGCATTGGCGAGGTTCGTGGAGGCGGCACCAGCGAGGCTGGAAATGGCTCCGTTCAAATCCGAATCCGCAGCTTGGAAAGCGGTTACGATTTCCGAGAGCGAATCGAGGGCAGTCCCATCCACATTGGAAAGAACATCGTCCACGCGAACTCCGAGCGCGGTGATGTTGCTTTGTGCGGTGGAGAGGCCGGATTGGAGAGAATCAATTTCTCCCTCAGCGGTGCCGACCCGGCTGGTCAAGCTGGTCGCTGCCGACTCGATGGCGGTGATGTCGCTCTCAATCGCGCCTGCGCGAGATTCCAAAGCGGTGACGGCTGGGGCCGAGGCCACGCGGGCGTTGGTGTAGTAGAGGTTGTTGGAACCTTCGACAACCGCATCGGTTGTGCGAGGGACGAGTTTCCAAGCGGTGCCGTTGTATTTCCACGAACGGGAACCGACTGTGTGGATGTCATTCAGCGCGGGGCTGGATGGGAAGGAGATAGCTGCCATGGTAGTAGTGTTTTCTAGTTGTTGGTTGGTTTTTCGACCCACGCGCCTGCGAACCATTCGTAGGTCGTGAGATCAAAAGGAGTGGTCCATCGCTGCCCGGTGTAGGGGTGTGCGGGCGGCGTATCGGAAAAGGTCGCGGGGAGATCGGCGGCTTGCTGGTAAGTGCTGCCATTCCAAAGCCAGAGTGTGCCGCTATCCTGCGCGAGGTAGATGCGGGCCTCTTTGCCGGGTTGCGGAAAATCGGAGGCAGTCGGGTAGATGACGAGTTGCTTGATGCTGTCATCGGGCAAGACGATCTGGAACTGGGAGAGGTCCAGTTGCTGGGTAAGATTGGTCTCGGTGATTGTCGTCATGCGTAGGTGGCGGTCTCCCGGTTGGTCCACGCGACATTGGTCGCCTTGGCGGTGGCAGTGACGGTTCCGTTGGCGGAGAGGGCGGAACGGGTGATGATCCACTTGGCCACGGCGGCGGCGGAGCCAGTGGCGGGGATGTCGGAATTGAGGAGCAGTCCGTAGTAGCTGAAGGTGCCTGCGGTGTTGAGGGCGAAGGAGTGGATGAAGTTGTCCGGGTCGCGTTGCGTAGTGGCTGAGTAGAGACCGAGGGCGACGACGACGATTTTCGCGCCGTTGGGGATCGCGGTGGCGAAGGTGATCGTGCCAGCACCTTGGTTGACGAGGTAGTCAATCGTCGGTTCCTGCGTGACTCCGTTGATCGCCACAATGACATGGTTCGGGTCGCTCGATTTGAGGCCGGTGACTGGGAAGGTGCGGAGGACGCCGTTGCCGGTGAGGGTGGTTTTGGCCGAGTCGAGCAGGCTTGCTTGGGGGAGGCCGAAGTTGAGGACGGCGGTGCTGCCTGCGCCGGTGTTGGTGACAAAGGGCGGGGTGGTGCCGGGAACTGCGGTGACATCCCCGACTTGGATGAGGAGCGAAGGGTAGCTGACGCCGCCTGCGGGACCGCCTCCGCTGACCTGCGCGGCCTCGACACCATCGCCGCCATTGCGGGAGGAGACGAGTTTGGAGGACATCCACGCCGGTTTGATCTTGCCTTTGCGCTCGGTGGAGTCCCGGCGCATCGCGGGGCTTTTGCCGAGGAGTTCGGTTTCCTTGGCGAGGAGCGCGGCTTTGTTGGCATCGCCGGTCAGCGGAACGGCGAGCTTGGAGGCAAGGTTGGCCGTGAGTAAGTCTATGAATAAGGAGTCGAAGAGGGTGACCTCGGTCACTTTCTTGACATATTCCAGCGTGATCGCCGTGCCGAGCCAGACATCCCAATCGGTCGTCCAATTCGCGGTGACGCCGGGTTGCTTGGTCGAACCGGCAACCAGGCAGCGGTAAACCGCGCCGTTGTTGGAGACAACATTTCCGACTTCATAGGTGCGACCGGTGACCCATGCGGGCGAGCCGGAATCGGCATTGGCGAGGACGAAATTGCCCGACACTTCCCATGCGGAGTCGCCGGTCGAGTAGTCGTAGTCGTTCACTCGGAAGACACGCAGGCAGTCTGCGGGAATCGCGTAGCGGTAGGCCCACTTGTATTCCGGGCGCGGGAGGGTTTCGGCCACCGTGGTGGACTTCATCGCCCATGTCCACGATCCGGCGAGGAGGAGGGCATCGCGAACCTGCGGGTAGAGGGACTTGGCGAGGAGGAGTGCGTGGCTGCTGGAACTGAACTGCTCCCCGGTGCCGATGCGGAGGATTGCTTGACGGCAAAGTTCGTCTTCTGAAACCGAGACGGCTGGGCGGAATGCCGCCCTGCTCTCAACCGCCGACTTCAGCGCCGGTTGAGAGATAAGGTATTGGAGTTCTTGGAAGAACTGCTCCTTCATTTTTTAGCGGGCATCGCTTGCGGGGAACCCATTTCCAGAAGTTGCGCCAATTTCATGGCCAAGGTGACGATCAGCACATTGATGAAGACCGGCGGATACTTGGTGACATCCGAAACGATGGAAATGGCCTCGACTTGGATGGGCGAAACTTCGTTCGTGTGGATGAAGCCAGAAACGATTTCCCACTTTCCAAAGTTCTCGTCCTCGTCCACGCCATTGACCCGAAGCACCTTGAGTGTGCCTGCTGGCAGAGCGTAGCGTCGGAGGTATCCGAACGCCGGGGCGGCGGCATCGGCGGTGATGGTGGCTTGCGTTCTGGCAAACTGCCAATCGTAGTCGGACAGCACCTCGTTGCGGGTCTGGTCGTAGAGACTGGTCGCCAGCGCCATCGGTTCGCCAAAGGGCTTGAAGGAATCGGCGCTGCCCACGCGAAGGATGGCTTGGCGGCAGATTTCGGAAACCGAGTTGGCGGCGGTAGTAGTGCGAGGTTTGGCCGACTTTTCGATGAGGATGCGGATGCTTGGTCGCGACATCGTTTCGATGGCGAGAGTAGCCATGGCTTGTGCGATTTCTCCTTTTTGCGTGAGCGGCATGGAAATCTTGGCCGCAAGGCGGGCGATCAGAGCTTCCGTAAAAGGAGGAGGAAACTTGGTCACATCGGTTTGCTTCCAAGTGTAGTCAATTTTGACAGGAGAACCGAGGTCCGTGTGAAGATACCCACCAACGATTTCCCATTGGCCGAAATTCTCGGAGGAATCAATGTTTTCCACCCGGATGAGTTGCAGGAAATCGCTGGGCAAGGCATAGCGTTTGGTAAATCCTTGGGTCGGCGCAGCGGCATCCGCCGTGATGCTCAACTGCTTTTTGGCAAAAGCCCACGGCACATCGGAAAGCAGTTCTTCCAAGGTCTGGTCGTAGAATGAATTGGCAAATACCATCGGTTGCTTGATGAGGGTCTCCGAAGACCCCAACCGCATGATCGCCTGCTTGCAAATTTGTGTGCGTGTGGTGATGGTATTGGATGCCATCGAGTCCGCGATGGATTCGATTTCGCGTTTCAAGGAAGAGCGTTCGGCGAGCGTTTCAAATTCCTTGATTGCCGCGACCGCTTGATCGCCCAGCCCCATTGCCATCGCCAGTTTGTAGGCCATGCGAACGACAACCATTTCCTTGAAGATCGCCGGGTAGTTGGTGTCGACAGAGGGCAGGGCGATGTAATCGATGGCAATCGGAGTTTCGAGATTGGTGTGGATGAATAGGCCAACTTCCTCCCAAGTTCCAAAATTCTCCGCCGAATCGATGCCATTGATTCGCATGATTTTCAAAGAACCGCTTGGGGTTGGGTATCGGAAATCGTAGCCGGTCACCGGGTTGGCCGCATCCTGCGCCACGCCTCCTATTTGCTGGCGGGCAAACCGCCAATCGAATTCGGAAAGAATTTCCAGCACCGTGGGTTGGTAGAATTTCGCGGCGAAGACAAACGGTTGGCCTTGATTCTTGTAGGTTTCGGCATTGCCTACGCGAAGAATCGATTGCCGAATGAGTTCCGAAGCGGTGGCGGTAAGAGTGCCACTAAAATTGGCAACTGATTCGATGTTTTCCAGCAAGGCCGGTTTTGCCATCAAGAATTGGAGTTCTTGGAAAAGTGATTCGTATTTCATTTAGATTCAATGATGCTGCACAATTTGAGTGCGAGGGTTGTGGTGAGGAGTTGAGTGAAAATGGGAGGAAACTTGGTCACATCGGTGATTTTCTCGGTGACAAGAAGACGGACCGGCGATCCAAGGTTGGTATGCAAATACTGACCAACGACCTCCCATTGTCCGAGGTTCTCCGAAGAGTCGATGTTTTCGACGCGCCAGATTTTGAAAATCGAGCTTGGAATAAGGTAGCGTTTGGTGTAGCCCCCCGATCCGACATAGGGGGCAAAAGCATCAGCCGTTAGGCCCGGAGTGCCACGGGCAAAGGCCCAATCAAAATCTCCAAGAAGTTCATCGCGGGTCTGCTCGTACAGCGACTGCGCGAGGAGCATGGGTTCCCCGTAAGGCTTGAAGGCTTCCAGCGACCCGACCCGGAGGATGGCTTGGCGGCAGATTTCTGTGACGGTATTGGCCGATGAGGTTGTGGTCTTCGGCGCTTGCGTGTTGATGAGAAGCGAGCGGAGTCCGGGCTTCTGCATGGTCGCGCCAAAGAGTTCCGCCATCTGGCCGAACAGGTCTTTCGAGCCGGTCAGAGGCATGGCGAGGAGTCCGGCCAATTTGATTGTCAGTAATTCGACAAACAACGCCGGGAACTTCGCCGGGTCGGTCACGGCGGCAATGTAATCGAGCGCGACCGGGGAAGAGAGGTTGGTGTGGATTTTGTCGGCGATGATTTCCCACACGCCAAAGTTTTCGTTGGAATCCACATTCCCAAAACGAAGCACCCGCAAAAAATCGGTCGGCAGGGTGTATTGAACCGAGTAGCCGGAAATCGTGGCCGTGCCGCTGGTGAGGGAAACTTGCTTGCGGCAGAATTGCCAATCGAACTCCGCTTGGAGTTCCTCGACGGTCTGCGTGTAGAACAGATTGCAATACTGCGCTTGCGCGGTCGCGTCATTGAGATTGGCGATGCGCGAATCTCCGAGGCGGGCGAGGGCAAGGTTGCAGATGTCGAGTTGTGTCATTGAAGCGTAGTCAGATCACAAAAATTGGGTGGCAGACATTGCCCGGTCTGCCAGCGGGGTGCGGGAACTTAGAGGACTTCGTCGCAAGCGATCTCGACGACTTTCTTCTCTTCCATGCGCACGGCAGCGAGGCTGGCCACGGAACGGATTTGAAGGGAGTGTGAGAGGTCGGTGCGGATGTCCATGTGGGTCTTGAGGCCACGCTCGGCAAGGACGATGCCGCTCTTCACATAGGCGAAGCAGGAGCGGATATCGGTAGCCAGCGGGAGCTGTTGGCTGCGGCGGAATTTGAAACCCATGAAGGTGTTCAAAGTGCCGTCCACAAGAGCGCGAACCGTGTTGTAGTCAGCCGAGGTTACCTCAGTCGTGCGGAGCAAGTCTTGAAGCTGCTTGGCCGAGACAACCAGGATGCGCTCTTCCTCTTCATCGACTTCGTTGGAGTCGAAGAGGAACTTCGCTGCGCGGAGCTTGGCGATGGTGAGGCCGGAGTTGGCGACTGCGCCGGACTCGACATAGTTGGCTGCGATCTTCTGACCTGCTGGCAGGACGGTGGCCGTTGTGCCAGTCGTGCCGGTGAAGGCTGTGCCGCCGAGGGCGTCGATGATGATCTTGTCGCAAGTGCGAGCGTAGGCTGCTCCGTGCGATTGGATGATCGGGCTTGTGGGAAGCACAACTTCGCCGAGGAACTGCTCGTCGAATTCGTCAACGAGTTTGGCGCAGTCGTAATTGAGCGGGCGAATCCAACGCTTGGCCATCGATTGATCGGTGATCCGGGTTTCGCGTGAGCGATCCGTGATCTGAGTCATCGAGGTTGCGTCGAGTTGATTGTAGGATTTCTCCTTACCTTCGATGGAATCGAGGGTGCAGTATTCTTTCAGCCTGCTGTTCTTTTGCTGAACGAGGTGTTTCCAGTTGCTATCGAACTGGGTGGTGAAGTGATTGGGGATGTTCGTCAGAACTCCGTTTAGATCGGCCATTTGGTCTCCTTTGGTTTTTGGTGAGTTGGTATCAGTCGAAACTGATGGTTTGTTGCTCCCTTCGCTTCCGAGTGTCCCGTGTGGGGTCTTCGACGGCGGGTATTAGGGAGCAGGCTCACAAAGGAGGTGTCTGCTCTGACGAAGGTGACATTACCGCCGATGCGGTATCAGTCAAAACTTTTTTCAAAAAAAATAGCGGGGCCGGGAGTCGAACCCGGAATTCCAGATTATGAAACTGGTGTGATACCATTTCACTACCCCGCAGAAATTCATCCCTGCTTGAGCAGGGAGGTGACGAGCGTGGCGGCTTCGCGGTCGCCTTCCATGTAGCGTTTGTGCCAAGTGTTGTCGGGATTCGACATGATGTCCTTGGCGCGTGCTGCGCCGGTCATAAACTCCGTGCCGCCCATCGAGCGACCGACCTTGTCCTCGCTCATCATTTGCGCCATGCGAACGAATCCACGAACGACTTCGGGATCGCTGAACCCATGCGAGTTTGCATCGACCCCGGCGATCTTCGCGGCCTGCTTCGCAAGTCCAATGTTCTTTCCG